CAATATTCCGCACAGTCATTACCTGCACTGCGCGGTTCTCACATTCTTCGAGTGTATAAATATCATCGGTAACAGGCACAGCAGAGCCGTGCATTACCAGTAGTAATACAAATCCGACTATGGTCATTGTATATTCCGATTAAAAAGCCCCGCGATTGCAGGGCTGATATAGAATTAATTTATTAAAGCAGGATGCTTACCGTTGAGGCTTTCCTGTAGCCGCATCAGGAATGAATAACCGTCTTTGAACCGGTCATATAACCGCCCGGCAATCGGGGAATCGACGCTCATTAATGCCGGATATAATTCAGCCTTCCATGCGGTATAAATCGCCTCGAAGTGTTTCGCCAGTGCATTTACATTATGGACGTCTAAATCTTTATTAACATAAAGGTGGGTAACTTCTCGCGGGTCGTCCTTCGGAATGTACTCGCCATCTAAAGCCAGTCGGTGAATATATTCTATTGCCGCCGGTAATTGTTCAGGTTGTAATTCGTCGATACTTTCCACGCTGAATCTCTGATGAACAATTGAATACGCCTCCGGGTACATCAATCCCTTTTTGCTGACCAGGAGATTAACAGCATCACGTAGTGGTGTGCGCTGGTCAACGGTGGATTTTTTCGGGCTGAATAGTTCGGCTTCCATGCGGTTAAATTCGGCAATATAGGCTTCTTTGAACTGAGCCGCCTTTTTACCGGTGAACCCCATTACCAAAAATACAAAACCGTCTTTGGTCATCTGGTAGTAGGTAACTTCACGAGTAGCTCCCTTGGCAAGTTGTACGTTTTTTATCATTCGCGAAAAGTTGCAGATGATAAAATCCTTTGAGCATTCAAGGGATTCAACCTTTTTGACCACATGATGTGATTGTTTGCCAAAGTACGCAGCTACGTCATCTGTGGTTGTTACAGCTTTGCCATTATGGATAGAAACTTGCGGGGAAGATAATGAAATTTGAGTGTTCATTTTACGCTCCTGTATGATCGTTCATTTCCCATTGTTCAGATGGGCGGTCGGGTACTTGAACACCGCATACAGACGGCCAGCAGTTTTCCCCTTGCGGGTATTTTATGTGCTGCTCGCTACCCGACCATAACAATCTATGGACGTAAAAAATCCACATGGTTATCGGGTGTGGAGACCGCTGTATGAGGTGTGTTCAGCACCTGCAAGCAATCTACCGTAACCCGTCATAACCGTCAAGCCTCAGCATCCCTGCATTACGCTTCATCCTGAAACGGTGGGGTTATTAAAGCTGAAATACTTTCCACTGATTACCGTACTCAATGCCGAGTGTGCTTAGTGCGGCATCCATTGCCTCAATAAACTCCGGTATCTGCTGGTCGAATTCCTGCATCATTTTTTCGTCGCGCTCTACCGGTATATGGACAATTTCCTTTCCTCCCGGCATGCGTGGGTCGTAGTTTGCGAAATGCCAAACATCCTTTCCGGTGATCCACATTGAATACTGAACCTGAGCGGTGTATTCCCTTTTCATGGCCTTAATTCCGTTTAAAGCCAGATCAATAAAGACTTCCGTTGTCTTGGGGCATTTAAGCTCAAGGCCAGCGCCGTCACTGCAAATGCCGTCCGGAGAGCATGCTGTCCGCAGTGATTCATCCCTGAAAATTATCGGGTCTTCCGTGACCGTCAGGCCGCTGTAAAACTCGAATGTCATCCGTGCTTCGAGTTCGTAATCCTTTCCCCATTCCAGCGATCTGGCGCTAACATCCTTGCTTACGCCGGTACAGACTTCACCGATAAGCGTATTGAAATACGTCTTTTTGGTATCGCTCCATGTCGTCCCTGAGCGTGGTTTTGTGAGAACTTTCCAGACCTCTGAGGCGGTAATCACCCCGAGGCGCAGTGACATCCATTCTTCACTTCCCTGCGATATTTTTGATAAATCGATGCCGGTTTTGCTGAGAATGATGTCGTTACTGATCATTATTCGCCTGCCTTTTTCCTGAGCATGTCGATGATGGTGTTAGCCTCAAATACGGTGAGCTGTTCTGGGTGGGAGATAGGGCGATTGAATTTTTTGCTGATGAAGGCGATGAAAACCTCACTCCATTCACCATCAACTTTGATCATCAGATCAGATATATCCTTCAGTTGGTCTTCGCTGGCCGGTGTTATGTCTCGCTCCTGATTCTTCGGTGCCTGAAAATCATTTCCTTCACCGGCATCTGTATTTATGTACTCGATAGCCTGATCAAGTCTTTCACGGCGCGGCCAGTATTTGCTGGCGCGTTTGACGATGGTCTTCCTTGCCATCTCTTCCCAGAAGGTCTTCCATGGCCCGTTACTTGCCTTGCTTGTCGCCTCAACAGCTTTGATATCTTCGAGTGTCATTTCTTCCGTGAGATAGTCACCCTCCGCTGTTTTTACCGTGCAATACCCACCGATAACCGCTCCGCGCTCTCCGAACGCGTTATATTTATGGGTGGGGGGAAGTTCCAGTCCGTTGGACTCATAAACATCTTTTTCATGTACCAGCTTGCATTGCCCCCAGATGATCGCTTTTGTTGCCTGGGCAAGATGAAGCAGACCCATGTAACTGATATCAAGGCATACCTCACCTTTCCGTGGGACAAGATATGCTAACTTACTGGCCGGATTCAGGGTTATCCCGATGGCTGCGACGTTGATAATTGCATTCTGTGCGCTGGCCTGATTCTTTAACGCAGCCTCTGCCAGTTTGTCGTTTTTCTGGAATGCCTGAATAGCAAACTGGCTTTCCTTAGCCCATGTTATTGTTTGCTCTGTCAATGCGCTGCTGAACAACGTCTCCTGCTGTTGTACAAATTCAATAATTGATGTGCTCATTTCTCCTGTCCTTTCTTGTATGGCGATTCCATTCGCAGATGCTGTCGTTAAAGATGCTGTTGATAAATGGCAGCATAGTGATCCCTGATTTCCGCCGTTACCCCATAAAGAGAATTCCATATCTCGTTTTGGAGTTCCTCGCTGACTTCATCCAGAAGGCGCTGAGGGAGTTTATTAAAGGCATCCGTTGCCCGTTCGCTGACTTCCAAGTCTTCATCCTGTGCTGCGTATGCGTTCATGCTGCGCTCCTCCCTGCAAGCTGTGCGATAACGTCCATGTCGAACCCTGCTTTCCGTAGCGCTTCAACGGCTGATTGCTCATCCATGCTCTGCAGCCAGTTACCGACTAACTCCTGTATGTCGGCATCGCTATTTCCTATAGCCTCAGAATCAAGGCCGTTGATAAATGTCCTTCCGTGGGTAGTGATTACCGACTCGCCGGTTCTGCTGGAAACGCTGAAGTGGTCGCAAGTTATCTGCATACCTGCCTCCCGTAACTTTCTCTGAGTAATTCCATTGCTAACCACCAGATGTCATCGCATTTCTGGCGTATAGCTACCCGCGCCTGTGCTTGCGCCAGACGGAAAACGTTCTGATTGATAGTCATGTGATTACCGTAAAATTAGTAAGATGAGTGATGCTGATATGAATAGGGTGACTGCGTAGAATGCGCTGGTCATGGCATCAGTAATTGATTTTTACTGATGACACCGCTCCTTTGGCGATGGCAATGATGCATGCCTTTGCACAATCTTCTGGGATGCCTGTGGCGATTAAATCCTGCATCGCCTGGTTATTTACTTTAGCTCTGTGCGCAGTATCAGCCTGGCGCTTTAATTCTTCCTGCTTCTGGCGCTCAATCTCCGCCAGTCGTGTGCGTTCGGATTCCTCTGCCTTGCGCCGCTCCGCTTCAACTGCGGCCCGCTTTTCACGCTCAGCCTTCGCGATTGCTTCCTGCTTTTCACGTTCTGCGCGTTCCTGTGCCTCTCTGGCCTCACGCTCGCGCTTAGCTGCCGCCTCGACTTCCTGTCGTGCTTTTAATTCCGCCGCTTCACGCTCCTGTTTGGCTTTAAGCTCCGCCGCCTCACGGTCACACTGTGCTTTTTGTTCGGCTTCGATTCGCGCCTGCTCTGCTGCCTGACGCTTGATTTCGTTTTCATGCTCAATGCGTTTGCGTTCTTCTTCGGCCTTGCGCAGGTCATGCAGTTCATTCATCTGCAATGCTTCTTCATGGTCACGCTCAATTTTCTTAACCAGTTCTTCCGCTGCCACACGCGCTTTTTCTGCATCTTCCCAGGCTGTTACCGGCTGGCGAATTTCTTCGCTCAGCGCGTCGAGCTCATCCCGGCACTGCTTGCGACTGGCATCCACTTTTTTCGGCAGCTCTTTCAGTTCATCAACAACAGCCTTTCCGGCTTTGTCGATGTATGTTTTTGACTGCGTAACTTTGTAGGCCAGTGATTTGATAGCATCGCGATTCTTGGCTTTCGATAAATCAGTATCGAGTAATGCCTGCTCTGCGAGTGCTTTCTCCCGGATGCCAGACAGCAGTACCTGAACCTTATCCTGCGCTGTAAAAAGGTCGAGCGCTGTCGCTGGTTCGATAACGACCAGTTCGTTTGCCATAATTAACTCCGTTTATTTATAGGGTGGGTTACTTCTGTGTGAAAGAGAGCAGGGCGGCTATGTGGGTCTCTGCTGCCTCTTTGGTTAGGTGAATAATACCCTTGTGCAGTCGCTCAGAATCTATGTGGTCACAATTCCAAATCGCGGAGAACACGCCATCCGCAGTCGATGCTCCATAATATAAATCACCTTCTTGCAGTGGCTCCCGCACCGGCTCCGGAACCTGATGACCGTTAATGTCGATGTAGCGAGGCTTTAGCCGATATTCTTCTTCACGAATGAACGATGAAGAGAGGCTCATTTCAATCCATCCGTATTCTTCACCGGCGTAAATTTCGAAGTGCTCATTCCACCAATAATCCGTCTTCGCTATCTCTGCTGCCTTAGCCATAAGGTCAGCATGTGGGTGTCCTGACATTGTTAACCTCCGAGTGCTTTGTTGATTGCCTTTGTTGCTGCCCGGCCTTCCGTTGTGTCTTCCAGTCTCCAAAAGCCAGCATCTCCGGAATCAGCGAGTTGTTTGTAACTTTCAAACAAGCCAATTAACGCATCCAGCAAGTCCGGCGCTACCGCCATCAGTTTCGCATTAGCGGTCGCTTTTTCCTTTCCGATGCCTTTCCCCAGAACCAGACAAAGTGTTTTTCCGTCTCCGTGAATAGCACCGCCTGCTGTTTCATTAAGTCCGTGGCTGTCTGCATGTAACCACGGCCCCGGCGTACCCTTAAATTCCATGTTGTTTCTCCCTTGCTCTGAGCATTGCGTCTGCCTGTGCATAAGCAGCATTGGCTATTAATTGCTGCTCATTACTATCTAAAGCTAACGGGACTGATGCCATAGCCTTTGCTGCAAAATAATCGCGCAGCGACATGCCCATACCTTCAATCCTGGAACCGTCTACCATATCTATTTTTACCGGGAATGCAGATTCACCTGCTCTTTTTAATAGCGATATTTTATGTTCCACACTTCCTCCTATGCACTTCCCTGTGCTACGTGATGTCCGAATAGTTATCCCCGCTGCGGGGTGTTAGTCATACTTAACGCCGCAGAAAGGGCAGTAAGACATTTTTACGCAGTTACTGAGACGGGTAATATTTTTTGCCATCTCACCGCTTTTCTTTTTAGCCCGGTATGCGAGTTTGTAATTTAGCATTACGTAGGATTTGCCATCTTCAAGAGACAGCATTTTGTTATCCCAATCTGTTCTAAAATCAATTATTTCGCCACCGTCAGGAACCTGTTGTGAAATGTGCTTTTTAATTTTCTCGCCCATTTCATTCATGCAGTTGCACATAACGTTATCCTTTCGTGATTGTGTTGTTAGTCAGTATTGGTGATTGGTGGCAGGTGCTGATCTCCTGCTTGCCGGATTTTCCCGGTCATAGTGTGTTAAGCCACGTCTCCCCCACGTCATCACCGCTCTCAATTATTGCTATCTGAGGTTAGGGTGGGGACTAATACGCGTCAGCCCGCGCATTCACCAATCCCAATACTGACTGGATGCCCGTCTTTCCGGGCTGTCAGTCTCCAAGCCACTCGACGTAATTCAGATAATGGATAACGTCTTCATCTGTTGGTTCTCGATTCTCTTTGTTGCACTCTTTGCAGTTTGTTGCCGCTACCGGTTGTCCCATGCACCCGCATTCTCTGCCTGAGCAGCATGTGATGAGCTCAATGCCATCCGTGCATTTTTTGTTGCTACAAGTCATATCCATCTCCTGTTGTTAACTCATCACAGCCCACTCACCGAATGGGCTGTGATGAAGTGCCGGATTAACCGCTCCGGCGGGCGGGTGCTCTCACATACATGAGAACCGGGCCGATCGTCCTAATTTAGATTCTCCAATTACATTTATTCACTACATAAATCCTCCGATGCTGACGGTGCTTTATTAATTCCTGACGCGACCGATTTAGCGCCTGTTCTGGTGTTCTCTATTAATAAATCTCTGCGCTCACACAACCCATCCCGCCAGTGTTGCCCGTTCACGACCGTGATCACTTTCGTGCGGTGCTAATCTTCACGCCACCCATTAGGCGCTACATCGCATTTGTGCGTTGGGGTCTAAACAGGTGGATTGTGCTGTTTCGACTTTCTAATTTGTTAAAGAGCCAGAAGGTGTTTTCATACTGTGGTTGCCTTCGATGGATATAAATATAGCCAAAGATATTTGTCATGTAAATAGCCAAAGATATATAAAATATAGATAAGGGTATAGGTGGATGATTGTTAAGTGAATTTATTTTCAAAAAATCGTCACGCTTGGA